AAAATTAAAGCAATTTAATAAAGCATGTAAAGACGCATTAGCTGGAAAAGAAGTTGGTTCAGCATTTGAATCAGTAGTTAACGAAGCTCAAAAGCAGCTTACAATTAAAGATATTGAAAAGGCATGGGATTCTGTGTATGGAGAAGATTTTGAATATGAATATGCTGGCGTCTATGGCGAAATCAAGAGAAAATATAAAGGTAAAATTACGAAAGCTGAATTACTTGTCCTATGGTACAACAGATATGGTGAACAGTTACAGGACGAATATGGTGGATTCTTAGATAAGTTAGACGAAAATTTAAATGAAGCTACTGTAGTAATGGATGCAATGGATCCTAAAGCTAAATCACTTAAAAAACTTTTAAAGAAATATAACGTTACAATGAAGGTTCTAAGAAAAGTTGGAGACGGTGGCGGATGGCCAGAAGTTGAAATGACAGGTTCAAGAGAAGACTTACAATCAGTATTAGCAGATCCTACTGGATGGGATGATCCCGAATTAGGAGAATACATTGAAGAATCTAATATATCAGAAGCTAGATCTATTAACAAGATTTCAAAGGAATTTGGAGAAACAGTTAATAAGATGAAAGATATTGTAAAGATATACATCGCTGCAGAAGATGGAAGTGATGAGAAAGCAACAACTAGACAACAGCTAATAGATCTAACAAAAAAGAAGAAAGCTCTTACGAATGAACTAGATGATGCCGTGGCCGGTAAAAATAAAGATGTAAAATTAGTTATCACCGAAGGTGTAATGTCAGACATTCACCAGATGATAGGTAATCATAAAACATTTGACACTTTTCAGAAGGAATTCTTTAAAGAATATGGTCATAAGAAAGTAATGAAAAAAACTCCAGAATTTCTAGGATGGTTAAAGGCATTGTATAATGATTTTGAATATAATTTAGGTGAAGCTATTGAAGAAAAATATACTAAAAAATCACTATTAAAAAAATTAGGAGATGCAGACGATGCAATGATTCAAACTGGAAACGGAAAAGAATACATCATCTATAATCCTGATTCTAATAACGATGACAATGCTGCAATGTGGCATGATAAATCAGTATTTGCTTTAGACCAAGACGGAGAAGAGCATGAAATAGATTATAAAGATATAGGATTAGTAATGGTAGAATCTAAAATTCAAATAAAAAGAAGATATACTGATAATCATCCTGCGCAAACTTCAGGTAGAACTGCTAAAGTTAGAAACGCAATGATCGAAGCATTAGCTGATGGTATATTAACAGAAGAAGAATTCAATAATATTCTAAAAGAAAAATCAATCGATAATAAAAGATGGATGAGAAGAAATTCTAAATACTTTACAGTAAGTGAAAATGGAATTGGTCTTTCTAAATTTGGAAAAAGGATATTAACTGGAATTAAGCCAGTCGTTAGTTTAACGCTAGAATCTTTTATTTCAGAAAAGGCTAATGTATCAGGAGCTTATAATGATTTAGAAAATTTATTAGGAACTGACATGGAAACCATGGATGATTTTCAAAGAATTGAAAATGACGGTACATGGGAAGAAATGTCAGATTTTATAGAAATGGCCGGAGATGTTGAAGTTTTAAGAAGACATAAATTTAAATCACAAAAAGATATCGATAAATTAGCTAAATATATTATGGGAGAATCTGTAGTTAATGAAGCTAATTATATCAAATTCAAAGGAAAGAAAGTAGATATTAGTTCATTAGAAATGGAAGACGTTGATATGAAAGATTATCCAGATTTTTCAGATGCATTCTTTAGCTATGGTGAATATTCTAATGGAAAAGAAATGACTGACGAAGAATTATCAGATTTTACAGATGATAATCCAGACTTAGCTAATGAATTAGCACATGATTCCCTACATTAAAAGATATATAATACTATAAACAAAATCATATAAAATGAAACTATATACCCAATTCGATAATTTTATCAATGAAGCTAAGGTTATGAAGCAGAAAGATACTGCTAAAATAGCACAAAAATTAGCTGCAGCCCTTTCGAAAGCAGATGGCAAAGAATTCACAATTTCTAAAAATTCATTAGATGCCGGTGGTTTTGATCTGGACATGGATGGAGACGAATATGCAGGTGGAACTTATTTTATTGGCGATGCCGGCGAAATAGTAAATGCAGCAACACATAACGATGTATATGGTCACATGGACGACAGTGAAGCTGAATTAATTAAAACAATTAAAAAGGGTAAATTTGTAAAATACAGAGCAACAGAATCTTTAGAACTTAATGAAGCTCTAGCTTCTTCTAAACTAAGAGGACTAATAGACATTAAAAAAGGTGGTAAGGAATTAATGAAAGGTATATACGGTCTTGCTAAAATAGCATTAGATAAAGTTACCGATGATATGATAATTTCTAACAGCAACCCAGTTGAAGTATATAAGAAAGCAAAAACATACGGAAACGTAATAATATTTTGGATTTCTAGAAACGAAAAAGAAAATGAATATGCACCCCATAGCAACTATGCCTCTAAACGATATCCTCAGTTGGTTCCTGGAAATTGTTTATTAGCTGTTTCTAATGGAAGAAATGAAATGTTTCAGAACGATTCAATATGGCATAGAGACCTAGACCATAGTATGAAAGGTAGCTCCGGAAAGAGAAACACTAGAAGACTTAAGAACATGGGTAAATATCCTGGATCTAAAGATACTGTTGGAGTTAACAAATCACATAACCAATATAGCGGTACCGGATTAGGTAACATTAAAAGAATAGCAGAAGTATCAGACGAATGTTACATTATTAATTTAGACACATTAAGAGCTTCTTTATCTACTAATGATAAAACATCTACAAGAGCAGAGCAAAAATCAGGCGCTCTTGCACTTGCAAATCCTAGGAAAATTAAAGAGGAAAACATGACAAGATATAATGATATTCTTGCGAAGAAAGCCGATAACCCAGATAAAATAGACAAACAGGTTAAAGAAATTATCGAAGATGCACATCAATTCCTAATGACAGGTTTAGCTAAAAAAGAATTAGGAAACTATAACGAATTAACAATAGGAAAAGACCCTAAAGGAAGAGAAATTAGACCTAGAGATTTAACCAATTATATTTCAAATATATTGTCAGATTATCAAGGATACGTTTCAGCATACGTTAATATGAAAACTGAAGAAGAAAAATACGGTTCAGCAAGTTCTTATTATATGAGAGATGCTAAGCGTAAAGCACTAGAGCTTAAGCAAAGAATTGCTAAATGGGATAATAAAAACATAGTTTGGTAAAATGAAAAAAGTAAAATTATTTGAACAATATATTAATGAATCTGCTATTGATTTATTAGCTGATGAAATAGAAGATGCAAAGGCATTTGATGCAGTTTCAGATGGACAATCAGTTCAAGCGAGATCCACTAAAAAAACATGGGACGATGGTGTTCCAGTTTTAAAGTATATCGCTAGAGCTCCAAAGAAATCTGTTAAATTACCTAAGAAATTTAAAGTAGTAGACGACACTAAATATGGATGGTGGTATTTACAAGTATCAGGAGTATGGTATGGTATCGAACATGATGACTACGGAACTCCACCATTTGAATATTAAGATATGGAATTAAACGAAAACGAAAACTTATCACTCGGCGACATGGCCGGAATGGGAGAAGTCTCTTTACCATCTGAAACATCAGTTGGATCAGGGGATATTCCAGCCGGAAAAGGAGATGCTGAAGAAGAATATAAGAAGAAGAGAAATAAAAAGAAACAACGCGAAATGAAAAACATTATATCATTTGAATCTTTCGGATCTGTTACTGAAGCTAAAGCATATAAGCTAAAGGCTTCTGAATTTGGTGGAGATACACATTCAGCTCCATACAATGTAAAAGGAGAAGATACCTGGAGAGTTCATAGTACTTATGCTATCGATCAAGTATCTGGTGAAAATAACCCAGAAGAAAGAGACGTAGTTTTCTTTGAGGCATTCCCTTATTCAAATGAGATAATCATTAAAATAGGTGGAATCAATAACCTTAAAAGATCTAACGGTGCTACTGTAGGTAATAACTTTGGTACTACAATTGAAGAATGGAAAAATGATCCAGAAGGAATTGCAAAAGAAGCTTCTGAGTTTCTTACTGATGCAACGCACCTTAAATGGATAAACAAGAAAGCAAGAAGTGAAGGTCAAGTAATTAAATGGGCTTTAAAGGATGATTATTCTAGTGTTATTATAGATCTAGTTAATAAATCATTAGGCCTTAGTGAATCAGCGGTTACTGAAGGTATGTCTAAGTCTGCTATTAAAAAAGCCATTAAAGTCATTGATAAACAGATTGATACTGAAACCGGTGGAGATGGTGAACCATTGGATAATGAAACTCTTCAAGCTCTAGAGCAAGAAAGAGAAAGATTATTAGCAATGAATGAAGGTAAGTTTGACGGTATTGCAGATTTAACTAAATCTTTACATTTCGAAATGGATCCTAAAACTGCAGAAGAAAAGAAGATTGAATTAGGTAAAAGACAAGGAGAAGTTACTAAGCGTAAACAAATAGAAGGTGGTAATTATTCACTAAGAAGATTTAGAAAAGAAATTAAATATTGGGACGGTAATAAAAAAGATCAAGAATGGGCAGAAGGTGTATTCGCTGGTCCAGACCATTATAATACTGTAAAGTCAACTTTAGGAGCGGGAATACATGCAAAGCCAGCTAAGAAAGTAAGATGGAACCAAAGAAAATATGATCAATGGTTAGAAGATGTTGCATCGAACGACGGTTGGAAGAATGCCTTTGATATGGCACAAAATGCACAATTCGAACCAGGTCTTATTGATTGGGTTGAGAAAAACTTTAGAGGTGATGATCCAATGCAAAGAATTCAATGGGATATTGAAGCTTTTGCAGAATCAACATCAAATACTTTAGTGAATTTAAAACACATAAATGAAACAAAGGTTGTAGATAAAGAAACTGAAGATGAAATCTTCGACTCAGAAACATACTACACAATAAGTAAGGTTTTAGCTATTGCTAGAAAATCTAAAGAATGTAAAGAACAATATAAGAGAGAAAGTAACTTCGGTAACGGTTTACAATTAGCTGAACGTTTAAAAAAGGAATTTCCAAATATTCAATTTAAATGTAGAGTTTATAGATCAGAATGGAATTATGGAGGTAATTTATGTTTAAGCATTGAGCTTCGAGGAAAATCATGGAAACATGAAGTATTTAAGTTTCAGTCTAACAACTCAACACGTAGACCTAATTATTCATTTGCAAAACTATTTAATGGAACTAAGAAAATATCAACCGGAAAAGTAGAAGACGAATGGGGTATGGGAATTGTCCATGGATCATATCAATCTATTTCTAGCTTTGATAAATTTATGGATGATATAGTTGGAATTTTCAAAGATTACAAAAGAGTAAACGGAGTAGAATTTGACATGAAAACCATCCTAGCGGGTTTTAAAGTTGGTGATAAAATATTAGCTGAATGGACTAGATTAAAGCCAAGAATCGAAAAGCAATATGACATCGCAAAAGCAAGCGGAAGAAAAGCGCATAGAAGAATTGAATTAAGAATGCCTTATATCAGAACAGCTGAAAAGAAGGTTTACTATAAGACTGACGAGCCTAGAGAATTAAGACATCCGGATGAATATGGACAAAGTGCATATGATATTATAGATGGAAGAGATTATGCTAAGTATGAAGCTGCTCAGGCTAAGGTTTCAGATATGATTGAAAAGTTTTGTAAGAAACATAACTTTGAATTCGTATGGGCCGCTAGCTGGTAAGCTTTAAAATATTTAAACAATTTAAGAATGCTCTGTATAACTACAGAGCATTTTTTATTTAATATAAAATTTAAACAATTTAGTTTTTTTAAGTATAATACAATATGGATAACATTATCTTCAGACCCGAAAATTTTAATGCATGGTCAATCAAGGCAATAGAGAAAATCGAAACTGTCATTGATTCATGTTCTAGCCTTTCACACTTAGATGGAGCTAGAAAATTAGTTGATAACTTTACTATCATCACTGCACTTGAAGAAGATGATGAAAAATCTATTGAAATAATTATTCACCAGTTGTGGCTTAGAATTAAGTTACAAGAAAATAAAATAAATGGATCAAAATAAAGGTAAAATAGGATTTACGGCAGGGAACTTCGATCTTCTCCACCCTGGATATATTTACACATTCGAAACAGCAAAAGAACATTGCGATTATTTTATGGTATTTCTACAAAGAGATCCTTCTGAAACTAGATTTACTAAATACAAACCTGTAATTCCATTATATGAAAGGTATAAAACATTAATGGCTATTAAATATGTAGATGAAGTAATTACGTATCAAACTGAAGAAGACCTTATAAACTTAATGGAATTCTATAAACCAGATGTCAGAATTCTAGGAGATGATTACATTGGTAAAAGATTTACAGGAGATCACATGCCAATTGAGGTTATTTATACAACTAGATCTCATAATTGGTCTACGACAAGAATTAAAGATTTAATAACTAAGCAAACTATCTTACAGAATCCTTCTATTATAGAAGAAAACGTAAAGTCACTAACAGCTGATGAAGCGGCTAAAATAATTAATAACAAATGAGAATAATAGTAACTGGTGGATTTGGATTTATAGGATCTGAATTTGTAAACACGATTGGTAGAAAAAACCCAACGGCAGAAATCGTAGTAGTTGATAAAATGACTTATGCTGCAAATCCAAATAACATTAAAACTAAAGTAACATTAATTCAGAAAGATATTTGTGAAGTAACAGTAGAAGATCTAGGTGAATATGATTTCCTTGTTCACTTCGCAGCTGAGAGCCATGTTGATAATTCTATAAAAGACGGTAGACCTTTCGTTAGAACAAACGTTGAAGGAACATTTAATCTTTTAGAATGCGCTAGACAAAACCCTAATCTTAGAAAGTTTATTCATATTTCTACAGATGAGGTTTACGGCGACATGGACGACATTAGTAAGGACGTAGTAGCGGATGAAGAATTTCCGTTAGTTGCTTCTTCTTATTATTCGGCGACTAAAGCATCATCAGACATGCTTGTCCTTTCAGCTAACCGAACATTTGATCTTCCGTATATTATTACCAGAACATGTAATAATTATGGTGCTCATCAGCACAAAGAAAAATTTATCCCGACTATCATGCGCTCTATTAAAGAAGGAAAGAAAATTCCTGTCTATGGAGATGGAAAGCAAGTTAGAGAATGGATGGACGTAACAGACAACACTTTGGTTATTTATAACTTAATGATGTCAGACCGAATTAACGAAGTATTTAATATTGGTTCAGAGGAAAGATACACTAATTTAGAAGTTATTGAAATGATAGGAAATATCATGGGTAAAACTCCAGAATTTAAATTTGTAGCAGACCGACTTGGACACGATAGAAGATACGCGCTTAATAGCTCAAAGGTAAATGCTATTTTAGGTGAAATGATTCCCCTATCCTTTGAAGAATTTTTAAAAGAAGAAACTATTAAATTATTAGAAACTCAATTATGAACAAGAAATTAATCGAAATGCTAAGAGCTAGCGCCTTAGCTGAAAAATCAAAAGCACTTTTATCTTTAGATCTTTTAGGAAATAAAGGATCCGGTATTGGAGATCACTCAACTGGTGATTTCTATAAAAATGCAGAAGAAGCTTTATCAATGTTAGTCGATGCTGATGATAAATTAGAAGCGCTTGACAAGTATTTTCCAGAAGATTTGTAAAAAAATGCACTTTTTTTGAAAAAAAGCAGCCCGAGATTTTTTTATCTCGGGTTTTTTTGTTATATTAGTATAGTAATCAATTAAACAGCGATAAATGAAAAGATATTCGAAAGGAATTAAAAGCAACGATCATACATTATCTGATGTATTTCAGGCATATGAATGTAATAGAGAAACTCAATTTGTAGAATCTTTCTTCGGAGAAGAAGAGATGAATGCAGTAATAGAAGCATGCGGATTGGCACGTATAGATAAAATAGATAGAGATTTGGAAACTCCAATTTCAATCGGAATGGCCACCAAAAGAGCCGATCTTACGTTTGAAGATGAAGGACAGCTTTATTATTTTGAAGTAATGAGCCAATCACAGAATGGAAAATGGGACAATGATCACCATGAACAGTTTTGTCTTAAATCAAATAGGTTGAAGCTGGATTACGAACAGGTGTATTCATTTGCTATCGCATTTAAAGAATTCGAAACACCTTATCTAAATGAATTTTCAAAGATGGAAGATTCATATGCTATACATTTAAGATTTACGGATCAAGGTTATTTTGCAGATGTTTATGGAATAGAAGAAAAGAAAGAAAAGGTTAGTGTTAAATTGGCTTCACTTGAAGAATTGGGTTTAAGGTGGATGAATATTGCTTCATCACAGATGGGCTTTAAGAATAGAAAAGATTCTCCCCATAGAAACAGATATCTTTACATTGGAAAACCATTCACGGGGTCTAGGCTTGGAATCGAATGGGTAATTAATCAAAAAAACAACGATTTAGGTATTAAAATTTCCGGATATTTAGTGAAAGACCATGGTCTTACGAAAATCATAGATGAAACAGGTAAGGTTATTGATGGTATAAAAACTAAAGTTCCCGGATTCGAATTTGTAAAAGAAAGTACGGGTCTTAATGACAAGACTATTTCATTTAAATTCGATAACACTAATTTCTCTGAAGAAAACGTAAAGCTACTAAAAGATATCACAATTGCTTTTGCAGAGGAATTAGGAATAGAAAGCTTAGTTAATTAAACCAAAACAAAGATGAATAAATTTTTAAAGTGGTATAATTATGAGGACAACCACATGTACCCAATACCATCTAACAAACAATTATTTTGGTTTATAATAATTATGATAACTTGTTTTGTTATGAAAATAGTACAAATGACAAAACTTTAAAACCAAAAGAAGATGAGTAAAGAAGAAATAAAGTATATAGTATTTGCAGAGGATTCTACTGCTATGATGCAAGAGTCACTAATACAACAAAGTAACCCTTTGACAAAAGAAAGAGCTATTGAGTTTGCAGAAAGGATAAAAGATAGAGATAATTTGTTCTGTGTAACTATAATGAAAAGAGTTAGTCAAGAAGAATTAAACCAAAACAAAGATGAGTAAAGAAGACGTAAAAATATTAGTTAACCTATTAACTGATGCAGCAGACGAAATTAAATATGCAAACATGGACCATGAAACACAATTTGCATACAATGAAGGAATCGAAGATCTAATAATTCTAGTAGAATCAAAATTAGATAAATTAGCCGTAAACAAAACGCATATATAGAGTATAATAACCAAACAAACTCGCATGAAAAGTATTCTAGAAGAAGCAAACGAAATTGTAAATAATAGAAGTGAAGAAGCGGATCGTAGTTACGGTCCTTTTTCAGAAGGCATGGACAGAGCCGCTTTAATATTTAAAGGTATGACAGGCCATGATGTAAACGGTGCTGATATGTTTAAGGCATTAGTTGCTCTTAAGTTTTCAAGAGAAAGCTACAATCATAAAAGAGATAATCTTTTAGATGCAGTGGCATATATTCAAGGTTTAGATAATTACGTAAACGGAAAATAAATGAAAATACAAGTAAGAAGAACAGAATATCGATATATTGCGGAAGCAACTCCTATTGTAACATTAGATACCGACAAATTTCCTAATTTTAAAGGAACAACTGACGAAGAATTCGTCCATTATCTCGCAGAAAATTATTGGGATCTTGAAGGAATAGATGAAATAATTGGAAATAGTATCGGTGTAAATGATGAAAAAACACTTACAGCATTAGCGGACTTAGTATATTCCGATATGGATGTATATTCCGATTCATCCAATAAAGGATATGAAGGAGAAATACAGATAGGAGAAGAAGACGAATCTTATACAAAACATGGAGGATTTAACATAAAACACGGATCACAAATATGAAAATAGCATTAGTATTAGCAAAAGGAGTTGAAGGTTGTGGACTCACGAGACACACAATCGAATTTTATAATTGGCTTATAAAAGAAGGCCATGATGCCACGATTTATGCAGCGGTAGAAAAGAAATGGCCTCGCCATAAAACTACAGATATTGTTTGCACTGAATTTAAAAGAAAGGATATTCCTAATATTGCTAAAGAACTTGAAAAAAGTGATGTAGTATATTACACATCATATCCACATAAATCAGTAGGAGATGAATTCAACGAAGACTTTATCGAACACTGTATTTATGGTTTAGAAAGTCCTATTAAAATAGGAAACTGTTTAGATCATAACACTGCAAACTTAGCAAAGAATTATAAGTATTGGGAAATCATGAAATCCATGGACGCTATGTTCAACTATTCTGCAAGATCTAATTTTGCAAATAAATTAAGAGAACATGCACCAGATACTCCATTAATCGAAATGAATCTTAATCCCTATGACTATGATGCATGGTCTAATATTGTAGTTCCAGTTGAAGAACAAGAAAGAAGAACTACATACTTTGGAAGATTCGCTGGATTTAAAGATCCTTTTAGAATGTTCGATATTATGGAACTATTAAAGGGTAATAATTTCGTAACAGAATGTAGAGGAGTTGAAAGATCTATTGGAGCTCTTCCTATGTTTTTACAAGAAGATAGAAAAACTCTAAGAGAAGATATCTTTGAAGTTCATGAAATTAAAAACCCTGTTACATATCCACAGGTTGAAGACAGGATGTATATGTATGGGCCTTACAATTTAGCAGAAGGAATGGCAGAACTTGGAAAATCAATGTTCGGTGCAGAATTCTTTAACTTACCAGAAAGACTATA